GAAGACCCTAAACTAAAGATGATGGGCATTGAAGCAGTCAAATCATCCACTCCTGCTCCGTGTAGGAAGATGATTAAGGATGCTCTGAAGTTGATGATGACTGGTACTGAAGAGGACGTGATTGAGTTTATTGATAAGTCTCGTGCTGAATTCAAACAACTGCCCCCTGAGGATATTTCTTTTCCTCGTTCAGCATCTGATGTTGTCAAATATAAATCATCATCTATGATCTACATCAAAGGTACACCCATACATATACGGGGTGCTTTGTTGTTCAATCACTATGTGAAGAAGAACAAATTAGATAATAAGTATTCTCTTATTCAGAATGGAGAGAAAATTAAATTCTGCTATCTTAAAAAACCAAACACCTTGCATGAGAATGTAATCTCTTTTATTCAAGAATTTCCCAAAGAACTTAATATTGACAAGTATGTTGATTATGACTTACAATTTGAAAAGTCCTTTGTTGAACCGCTGAAAGCAATTCTTGATGCTATTGGTTGGAATGTAGAAAAAACAATTAATCTGGAGTTATTTTTTACCTAATGGAACTGCCTATCAACGATAAAGAACTTGCCACTATTGTAAGCGCATTGCGACTTGGTGGGGACACATCCCTTTATCAAAAACTGAATAGAATTAAGGACATTCGTGATGCTAACCCAGGCGGTCCTTATAAAAAAACTGCTCGTGAAGAATTTGGATTTGTATTGTAATGGATTTTTTAAAGGAAATTGTAAAAGAGATCGGAGATGACTACACCAAACTCGCAAGAGACATCGACGATACTGAAGCGTTTGTGGACACAGGTTCGTACATTTTTAACGGACTTGTTTCAGGGTCTATATTTGGTGGCGTATCTGGGAATAAGATTACTGCCATTGCTGGCGAGTCTAGCACTGGAAAAACTTTCTTCTCGCTTGCAGTTGTCAAGAACTTCTTGGATTCTAATCCTGATGGGTATTGTTTATATTTTGACACTGAAGCCGCTGTTAACAAAAATCTTATCGCAAGTCGTGGGATAGATCTTGAGCGACTGGTTGTTGTAAATGTTGTCACAATTGAGGAGTTTAGAAGTAAAGCACTTAAGGCAGTAGATATATACTTAAAAAAATCTGAAGATGAACGCAAACCATGTATGTTTGTGTTAGACTCTTTGGGGATGCTTTCCACAGAGAAAGAAATCACTGACGCACTGAACGATAAACAAGTTCGTGATATGACCAAATCTCAACTGGTCAAAGGTGCATTCCGAATGCTCACACTCAAACTAGGACAAGCAAATGTTCCGCTCATTGTCACAAATCACACATACGATGTCATCGGAGCTTACGTACCAACTAAAGAAATGGGAGGAGGCAGTGGCCTCAAGTATGCCGCCAGTACGATCATTTATCTCTCAAAGAAAAAGGAAAAGGATGGAACGACTGTTATCGGCAACCTTATCAAAGCTAAGACTCACAAGTCGCGTCTGAGTAAGGAGAACAAAGATGTTACAGTGCGCCTTTATTACGATGAGCGTGGTCTTGATCGATATTATGGTCTTCTTGAATTGGGTGAACTGGGTGGTCTCTGGAAGAACGTGGCAGGTCGTTATGAGATAGATGGTAAGAAAGTCTATGCTAAAGCGATCTACAAAGATCCAGAGCAATACTTCACACCTGAAGTGATGGAAAAACTGGATGAAATTGCAAAGGAGGAGTTTAGTTATGGATCCTGAAGAGTATGAGCACATCAACGACGACCCCCATGATGGATGGTGGTTACGACCAGAGTATCAAGATTCTGAAGACGGGGATCAAAGTCAAGAAAGTAATTGATCAACTAAAAAAATATCCAGGAGACTGGGACCACCAGAAGAATCTGGAGGGGTCTCAGTCTCTTGTTGATAGAGGATTCGCAGACTTGCCAGTCAGCGCACTTCAACTTATAATAGGTGGAGTCAAACACAAAGATGAATTTGTGGGAGACTCAGAAATTAATATTAAAACACCTGCCTACGCTCACCATAGTGAAATCAGAAAGATCATACGCAAACAGTTTAAGAATGCGGATATTCATCGGTGCGGATTTCTTTCACTTCCTGTAGATGAGATTGTAGGAGCACATATTGACGAGGGCACTTATTACCTAAGCAGGAACAGATATCATCTTTCTATACTTGGAAGGTATCAGTATTTTTGTGGTTGCCATAGTGTCATCGTTGAACCAGGAACTCTTCTTTGGTTTAATAATAAACTTCCTCACGGCACCGTTAATGTCGGTGATGAGACAAGAATAACATTTGTATTTGATATTCCGCATGGACAAAGTTGAAATCTTAATTTTAAGAAACCTTCTCTATAATGAAGAGTATCTTCGTAAAGTAGTTCCTTTTATTAAAGCAGACTACTTTGAAGACCCTCATCAAAAAATTGTGTTTGAGGAGGTTCTTAACTTCGTTCAAGAATATAATCAACCTACAACGAAGGAAGTTCTTTGTATTGAGGTAGAGAAAAGAACTGATATTAATGACACATCATTTAATGAGGTAACTAAATTAATTAGTTACTTAGAAGATGTTCCAACTGATTATGAATGGTTATTAGACACAACTGAAAAGTGGTGTCGTGATCGTGCCATCTATCTGGCACTAATGGAATCCATCGCTCTTGCAGATGGAAAGGATAAAGAAAAAGATAGAGATGCAATTCCTAGTATTCTCTCAGATGCTCTAGCAGTATCTTTTGACTCTCACGTCGGACACGATTATCTACTTGACTATGAGGCAAGATATGAATCATACCACCGCAAAGAAGACAAGATCGAATTTGACCTTGAGTATTTCAACAAGATTACGAAAGGTGGTCTCCCGAACAAAACACTTAACATTGCTCTCGCTGGCACTGGTGTCGGTAAAAGTTTGTTTATGTGCCATGTCGCAGCTTCCGCACTCTTGGGAGGGAAAAACGTATTATACATCACGCTTGAAATGGCTGAGGAGAAAATTGCAGAGCGAATTGATGCTAATCTGCTCAATGTACCTATACAGGAGATAACAGATTTACCTAAGGTAATGTTTGAAGATAAGGTAACAAAACTCGCACAAAAAACTCAAGGCACTCTTATAATTAAAGAGTATCCTACAGCATCAGCACATGCTGGACATTTTAGAGCACTTCTTAATGAACTTGCACTTAAGAAGTCATTTAGACCTGATATTATTTTCATTGATTACCTTAATATATGTGCTTCCTCTAGGTATCGCGGAAACAGCACTGTCAATTCATATTCATATATCAAAGCAATTGCTGAAGAACTTAGAGGATTGGCTGTCGAAGCAAATGTCCCTATCGTATCTGCCACACAGACTACTCGCTCAGGTTATGGTAGCAGTGATGTTGAGCTCACTGATACTTCTGAGTCCTTTGGTCTCCCTGCTACTGCTGATCTTATGTTTGCCCTTATTTCAACTGAAGATCTTGAAACCTTGGGACAGATACTTGTGAAGCAGTTAAAGAATAGATATAACGATCCAACCATTCATAAACGTTTTGTTGTTGGTATTGACCGTGCAAAGATGCGTCTATATGATTGTGAGCAAACAGCACAGGAAGATATTCTTGACAACGGTAAAGAAGAAGAGTATACTTATGAAGAACAAAAACCCAAAAAATCGTTTGATGGATTCAAGTTCTGAAGTGGGTCTAACTACAAAAAAATTACAATCCCAACTAGTCGCTAAGGATGCACCTCATTATTATGAGGTGAAGATCCCAAACCATCCTAATGGTGTACCACAGATGCACTGTGGTAATATCAAAGATGCTGAGAGACTTCTGGAAATCTATCCAGATGCAACCATGACTAAGATCTATCTTCCTCATCCACCGCAAACTGTTGATGTTCCTTACATCTCAGTAGCACCCGACCTAGAGTTGCCGATGCAGCAAATCCTTCCCGAATCCCAAGCACAACCTCTTGATTTGAAATGACAGTAGACACCGAAAAGTATCTTGATTTTGTAAAAGGCGTGACTAGTGAACCTAGTCTTGACTGGCCTGTTCTTGCCTCTCGTTTGAGTGAACTGGAGGTGACTGATGACTGTAATGTATCTCAACTGATGACTGCTGCTCTTGGTCTGAGTGCTGAGGCAGGTGAGTTCACTGAAGTTGTGAAAAAGATCTTCCTGCAGGGTAAACCTTACAATGAAGATAATGTCTTTCACATGAAGCGTGAACTGGGTGACATCTGTTGGTATCTAGCACAAGCA